GCAGTACTCCTGGCACTAGCGCCTCCTCTTAGGTCTGGATCGAGTCTGGACGGCTCTGTGGAACGTGTTAGTCCGGGCCACCCCACCGTCGGAGTCCTTGACCCGCTGGTGGGCACTGGCGCCGGTGAACCCCTTCGGTGCCCCGCTGAGAGACGAGGGCGCGAAGTCGCTGGGGTTGGAGCCCGGGACACCCGCGTCGGTGATCCCGCTGAAGTCCGCCGGGTTGAACGCGCCGGTCTGGATCGCGTTCTGCGCCGAGGCCAGCTCAGCCTGCCAGAGCGCGTTGTTCATCGTGTCCGCCGCGCTCTGCTGCTGGCCCGACAGATCACCCAGCGTGCCCATCAGGGACTGGCCGAGGTTGGCCGAGTTCGCGCCGAAGGAGAGCTTGGCGTTCGTCAGGCCCTGCGCCGCGAGCCCGCCTCCACGAGCACCGCCTACCGCACCGAGCCCGCGAGCCGCATCAGCCGCCTGGACTCCCTGCTGGTCGAGCGCGCCCTGCCGAAGCAGAGACTGGAGCTGACCAAACGGGTTGTTCGGATCGACCTGCATGTTCGTGATCTGGCCCGTGCTGGGGTCGATGCTCCCCGTGTAGCCGAACGACTGGAGCGCACCCTGGCGCTGGCCGTTGATCGAGGACAGCGCCTGGTTGTAGGCCGCGTTCGCCATCGCAGCTTGCGTGGCGTAGTCGCCTGAGGAGAGCGGGATCGGAGAGCTGGACGGGGATGGAGTTCCGGGAATGGGGGAACCGCCACCGCCGCCAGGAATGGCAGCGGCAGCCATTTAGTGGAACTCCGTGATGACGATGAGTCCGCCCTGTCCGGCAGAAACGGCGAGGTCTCCAGAGCTGAACGCGCCCGCTACTGATCCGCTGCTGCCAGCTCCGTAACCGCCGGACGGAGGAGCAAGGCCATTGGCGCCGTTGGTCGCCGCAGCAGCCGCCGCGCCTGGCCCGCCATAAGGTCCGCCACCGCTGCCGCCCGCACCACCGATGAGGAAGTTGGCCGCGATGCCCCAGCCTTCGCCAGGAGGCCCGCCGGGAACGATGATGTTCCCTACGTTCCCAGTGTTCTGCCCGGAGATTCCGGTGACGAACGGGGTGGCGTGAGGGGATCCGCCCGCGTTGTTGTCTCCAGTCCCAGCAGCCCCACCTTTACCAACGACGGTGCCAGAGCCAAAGTTGCTGTCGCCGCCAGCGTTTCCGTTGCCAGCAGTTCCGCCGCCAGCGATGGCAGCGCCGCCCGCGCCTACCGTGTATGCGTACGAGGCTGCGGGGCTGGTGATGAGCGAAGCCGCGTACGATCCGCCCCAACCTCCAGAGGCAGCAGCTTGTGCGTTGTTAGACCCAGTCTGTGCCGTGCCGCCGGTCGCGCCCCCGCCGAGCACTTCGACGAGGATCGCCTGAACGCCGGTGGGAAGGTTGTAGGTACCAGAGCCGGACGTGTAGATGGTGCGGCTGGTGGTTGCGCGTGTGACTGCGCTGGAGCGAGCCCAGGTCGAGCCGTTCCAGACCGCCCACTCTCCGGTTGCGATACCACCCGGAGAGAGGATGCGCTCCGAGATCAAGGTGTCAATCTCGGCCATCGCCGCGTTGAACCCGTTGCCCGATGGGGCATCGGCGTTCACGTTGTACGTCGGAATCCCCAACGGGGTTGGGGTTCCGGTGGCGTCAGTAGCCATGGCCTCCTTGCTTTGTTATGAGACTCGAACCGGGATGACTCCCATGCCGGGATCAACGACATTCCCGTTGCCAGTGTTGTTGACGTACATCGTTGGATACAGGACTGTGTTAGCCCCCAGGCCGTTCAGTCGCCCCTTCTGGTGCGAGTAGTTCCACAGCCATGTGTCGATGGCTACGCTCGCGCTGTTTCCTTCCATCTCGATCTCTTGACCAGCGGCCTGGCTCTGCCCTGAGTTAGGTGAGCCGGGATTGACGGAGATGACCGTCTCCTGTGCCACACCCGAGTTGAACGTCTGCACGAAGGTGAACACGAACCCCTGGGCGTACCAGTTGTAGTCACCCGGCCTGACGAGGGTGATGGGGGTCGATCCGGCAATCTGCTGCCAGGTTCCGGCGACGGTGTTCGAGCGCGCAACCCCTGAGCTGTCCTGCGACACCAGCCATGATCCGCCGATGAACTCCCACTTGTAGGCCGAGGACGATTCGGCGTTGTACTGAAACTGCCAGCGGGTGCCATTCGCATCCACGTTCGAGGCGATCCAGATGTCACCGTCCACCGGATTCGGAGGTGGGCCGAGAGAAAGCGCACGCGTCGTGATCTTCGGCTGCGGCGTGCCGTTCACCACCGGAGGGCTGCTCACGTTGATCTGATCCGACGTGAGAGTCCCGATGGTGTGTGCCTTGATCGGCCGGGGAGGGATGCGGTTCACGACGTCGCGGACGTACTTGTTGATCGACGTGAGATCAGCCTTCTCCAGGGCCACTAGATCCTCCCGGGCCGCATGGGCTTGAAGCCCAGCTCGTAGTTGGCGACCTTCAGGCGGGTCACGCTGTTGCTGGCCTGCCAGAGTCGGAACTGCATGAACTGCGACTTCTTGAGGAAGCGCAAACGGTCAGGGATGAAGACCGAGGAGACGATCCCTGCCCAGTCAGCGAACTGGCTCTTGAGCCCTGTCCAGGTCGAGATCGACTGAGCGAGAGTGTTCCAGGTCGGCACCGTGGCCGGGAACGTCGTCGAGAGCGTCGTACCAATGTCGTTCTGGCCGAGCACTGTGTCGATCTTCAGAACGTCACCCTGGATCAGGTAGCTCAGGATGAAGTAGGTGAAGCGCTTGAGGCGCGTCGGGTTGCCACCGTCGATCTTCTTCGAGACGAAGTAGAAGTCCGGGCCTGCCGCTGAGACTCCCTCGACCGTGCCGTCGTTGCCCTCGATGTCGAAGAAGGCCGAAGCCTCTGCGAGGACGCCCTTGGTGCCGTCGTTGTAGAGGTACCAGGACTCGCGCGACTGCGTGGCGGGAAGCTCTACCGCGCCCCGGAACTTCACGTTCTGCCAGAGCGTGATCGCCTGGGTGTCCATGTCGATGACGACCACCCAGTGGTTCGGGGTGCTGGAGACGTTGCCCTTGACGACCGCGATGGGCGGCGAGACGTGCTCGATGTGGAGGATGTAGTGGTTGCGCTCCATCATCGACCACATCCGCGACGTGGCCGGGTTGAAGCTCGTGATGAGTTCGCGCCAGACCGTGCCGAACTTCGACGCCGTCAGGTTGGTGTCCTGAGCGCCGTCGTAGAAGTGGATCCCCTGGCGACCGGCCCAGATGACGCCGCCGCCCCAGTTCTGGAGCGAGCCGCCGCTCAGCGTTCCGTCGTCCGCGATCTTGATGACGTCGAAGCTCGTGGGATCGCTGCCGAAGACGCCGAACGTCTCGGTCTGCTTGGTGACGATGAGCGCGTTGTAGGCGCCCGCGAGTCCGACGATGGGCTCCTGAACGTCCCCCGTCGAGTTGACCGGGATCCAGTTACCGTCCTGCGTCATGTCGAGGATCTCGGGGTCGCTCGGGTCGGAGAACCAGAGCCGGTAGACCGTCTCGAAGTTGCCGCCGTTGTTCGCGTACCACTGGCGGTTCGCGTAGACCGAGGAAAGGAACCCGGGCTTGTCGCTCGTCGTGTTGACCAGCGAGTAGTTGCCGTCCGCGCGCAGGGCGACGAAGGCGTCGTCAGCGACCGAGATGGCCGCGTTCGCCTTGAGCGTCAGCCCCGTGTCGGACTGGACGGAGGCCACCGATCCGATCCAGGCCATGTCCGTCGCGCGGTAGAGATCCCAGCTTCCGGTGGCGAGTCCCTGCTTCAGGAACTTCGTGCCACCACCGCTGATGATGAGCTGGCCCGAGGCGCCGGTGAGCGCGCCCACGCCGACCTTCGGGTAGACCCCGCGGAGGGACTGGAGCGTGTACGCCTTGCCCGTGATCGAGTACGGCGACACAGCGGCGAGCGTGAGGTGCGTGTCGTCCGTGATCTTGGAGACCATGCCTACGAAGGCGTTCGTGTACGGATCGTCGGTGTTGGCGAAGAGCCACATGCCGGGGGAGACGTTCGCCAGGAACGCGGTGGCGTTACCCACCACTGATGTGCTCCCGCGCGCGACCGTGATCGTGCCCGAGCTGTAGTTCGCGTTCACGCCGCCGCCCCAGTAGGCGAGGGCCTCGCTCGGAGCGTTCGAGTCGTAGGCGGTGGAGACGCCGACCAAGGTGCCAGCGTTCTGGGCCGCACCTGCATCCACGATGGGGTAGGTGCTGGTGCCCAGGTTGTAGGGCCACGCGATGTCCACGACTCCGCTGAGCCCCGCGTTGTAGATCGTGAAGAAGCCGTTCGCTCCGGTGCCCGTGAGGACGCCGAACTTGTTCTGACCCTGCGGGTCGATGGTCATGGCGAGTCCCACGCCGGGGCGCGGGAGAGCTGATGCGGATACGGGCGTCATTGGCCCACGCCTCCGAGCCAGGCCCGGCTGGTCGAGCAGGATGTCCTGGAGGTAGACGGCCTCGGTGTCCGCGATCTCGTTCGCCGGGACAGCGACGTTCATCCCGCCAGGAGCGGGAGGCATCGTTACCGAGGAGACGGGGGAGGCGACCGGGCGTGCGGTCACCGGCATCATGGAGCCGCCGCCAGAAGCGCGAGCCATAGTCGCCTCCTTCCGTTACATGGAGCCAGGATTGAGCAGAACCGGGCCGAGGAAGTGGGTCTGTCCCCACTCCCAGGAGTCCGGATCCTCGACTCGAACGTGATCGCCGCGGTCGTACTGCTGCTTGAAGAGAGCTTCGACCGCCATGTCCATCGCCGCCGACTGGTAGCTCTGGAAGAGCGGAGCCAGCTCGGTGTCGTCCTCCATCGCGTAGAGGCGCTGGAGCGCCCCGTTCACGATCAGACCGCGGTGGAACTGCGGTGGGATCAGGAAGGCCGACTCAGGCGAGGTCGTGGTGAGCGGCGCCGACCACTGCGCCCCGTAGAGGAGCATGGTCGTCGGGTTCGCAATCGGCAGGACGTTGAGCTGAGTCCCGACGAAGTAGTAGTACATCGGCGTGCCGACCTGGCTGCCCTGGACGCCCTGGCGGCTGAAGGCCTCCTCGGCCCTGACCGGCAGGATCCGACGACCAGTGCTCTGGTCGATCAGACGTACAGAGGCGCGTAAGGTCGGACTGACCGGCCAGTTCGACGGGTACGAGTGCGTGCCGTCGAAGGTGAGGTTCCAGGTCGTCATCAGGAACGGCCAGGCCCGAAGACCCTCGATCTGCCAGACGGTGTCCTGGATGATCGAGAGCATGCGAGTCGGGCTCACGTCGTTGAAGCCGTGATCCTGGAACTCGGTGAACATGCTCGGGACGTCCACTAGAAGGCGACCGGGCCGGGATGTACTGCGCCCATCGGGCCACCGGACTGCGAGAGCGGGCCACCAAGGCCGTGGATCTCGCCGGTGCCCGGGTGGAGGAAGATGCCTTGCCCGAGGTGGATCAGCTTGTCGTAGGCGCCTTCGACGCCACCAGCCGCACCAGCCAGGGGCCTCTCAGGGAGCATGCGGAACCCGCCGCCGCCATTCATGAAGCCGTTCCTCACGTCTGCCGGAAGGGGGCGCGGAACAGGGAGCCCGTTCGACCCCGGCATCGTCGGATTGGGAGACACGACGCTGCCCAGGAACTGGTGCTGCCCGCCGGGGTTCGCCGACTGGAGCTGCTTCGTCATCTGGGCAACCACCCAGTCTGGGAGGTTCGCCCGCCCTTCCATCGCGGCCGGGTGGCGCGCCTCGAAGAGGTTCGCGGCCTGCTGGTTCATACCGAGTGCGCGGTAGTCCGACGCGTTGGCCGGGTTGAGCTTCGACGAGAGTCCCGCCAGAGAGGTCCGCGCGCGCTCTTGCGCCTGCTGGAGCAGATTCGCGTGGGCCTGCTTCCGGGCGCTATTGAGATCGTGCTGGATCATGCGCCTAGCCTTTCTCGGACGGAACGAAGATTCGGGGGTTGGGGTGAGCGCCCATCTGGCGCATGCCCCACTCAATGTGTTCAGCGACCTCGGCGTTCTCGTCGCGGTGCTGCTTATCTAGGCGCTCGCGCTCGGCTGCCTTGCGCCGCTCGATGGCGTGGACGATCTTCTCGCCGTGGCGCCGAACGTCGTTCTTGTAGAGGAGCGCCTGAAGCGCGTCGTACGGAGGCAGCTCAGGGCCGATGTACATGACCGGGAAGGGCTGGTGGTCGTGCGGGCCGTCCTTGACGAAGACGTGCCAGTCGCCGGTCTGTTCGTTGCGGCCGAGCATCAGGCTGGGGTCGTAGTCCTCGACGGCTTTCGATGCGTTGATCGAGCCCACGGGGACGACACCCGAGCCTGGCAGCCAGATGTTCTGCTGCATGTTCCTCCTTGGCAGACGATGAAGAAAGGCCCGAGCGCCCGAAGGCGCCCGGGCCAGTTGGCTAGAAGCCGGTGTCCGTGAGACCCGTCATCACCAGCGACGTGCGCCGCTCGTTGATGCCGAGGTTCACGTAGCGGAACAGGATGCTCTGGAAGGCATCGACGTTCTGCACCCACTTGATCGTGAGACCGTCACGAGCCAGGTAGTCCCAGTCGCCCGGGCTGTAGACCTGGAGCGCCGACTTGTCGATCATGAAGACCGAGCCGTACGGCGCGTGCCGATCCGTGACCAGGTTCAGCGTGCCCGAACCCGCCGAGAAGGAGATCGACTCGAAGCCGCCCTTCATCGTGGTCGTGTTCACGAACCGAACATTGGACGCGAAGTCGGAGCCAGCGAACAGCCGCCGCGCCAGACCCGGGGTCGTCAGGACGACCGCGTTGTCCGAGCGAAGGCCCTTCGCATGCACCTTGTTCCAGTCCTGCATCAGGTTGGAGAGCGTCAGCGCTCCACCCGAGGTGTCGAACTGGTTGTTCCACCACTTGTTGCCCGCGACCGTGCCGTCGATCCCGCCGAGGGCGGAAGCAGCAGCGGGGAGCATGGCCTGGAGGCCGCTGATCTCCTTCGAGCCAGCCGCGTCGGCGTTCGCCGTGCGGAACACGAAGACGCCGTTGGTCGTGGTGACCGACTGGTCGAGGGTGATCGTGCCAGCGATGGGATCGACGTCCGTCACCGTCCGCCCCGAAGAGATCGAGGTCGGGTTGGCGAGGGAGCCGATGTCCACGACCATGTTCAGGTCGATGAAGCCCTTGTCGATGGACTCCACGGAGCTGAGGGTCTGAGTGGCAGAAGCAGCTCCGGTCGGGATCGTCGCAATGACGCCCGTCCCGGGGCCGTAGAACTGACGAGCGAGGTCGAGCGTGAGGTCCTTCCGGAGGCCGTCCAGCTCGGACGTGATGACGCGGACGAACGCACCAGCGTCCGTCTTCGTCTTCTGAATGGCCTGACCCGAGAACTGCGCGCGGCCGTACTGGTACGTCAAGTCGAAGTTGACGTGCTTGTAGGCCTGGTTGCCCGCAGTCGGAAGGGTGTCGTACTCGCGCCTCGCCCCGACGCCGCTGTTCCGCCCGTACTTCAGCGGAACGTAGGCGCTGAGACCGTCGAGGTCGATGTTCTTCGAGTCGAGGTTCAGGATCTGCGTGATCAGAACCTCGTCGTTGAGCTGCGACCTGATCGGCCCCAGGTAGCGGTACTTCAGCACGTCAGAGAGTGCTGCGACCGTTGCGCCAGGGTTGGTCAAGTGTTACTCCCGATGAGTGTTGGCGCCCCGGCGGATAGGCGGGATTTACGAGTCCAGCTCGGCGAGCCGAGCCTTGAACCACTCCTCCGCTTCAGCCTCCGCGTCCTTCAAGGTCGCCGCCTCAGCCACCTTGGTGGCCTCAGGGGCGAAGTTGGTCGCGGGGGTGCGGGTGGAGTCGTCCATAGCGCCAGCCTTCTGTGACAGGTACAGCTCCCGCTCTGCGGCGAGAACCTGTTCGAGTCGAGCGGCACCTTGCGCCAGGCTCCCGTTGTAGAACGACGAGAGCTGGTAGGCAGCCTCGATCTTGTCGTCGCCCCACGAGGGGTGCGCTTCCCGGATCGCTGCTTCCTGCTTCTGGAGTTCGGTGATCGCCTGGATGTACTGGCGCTCGGCCTCCTGGTTCTGGAGCTGCTCCTGGAACCCAGCCTTGAACTGATCCAGCTCAGAGCGGGTCTCCTGGAGCTGCTTCGCCAGGGAGGCCATTTCCGGATCCATGTCCTCGAACTGGGCAGTGTCAGGCGCCGGGGCAGGAGCCGGGGTCAGAGCCTCAGTCGCAGCCTGCTCGGCCGCGAGCGGGGTCATCCCCATTCCCTGCATGGCCTGGGTCAGCTCAGCGTGGAGCTGCTGCCAGTTCGTCGGATCACCGATCCGGGTGTACAGATCGACGGCCTGCTGTAGCGACTCGGGGTCGCCCAGTTCCGTGAACTGCTTCTCCCGCTCCGCGAGCGCCTGGGTCTTCTGGGTGAAGGCAGCCTGAAGCTGCTTCCATCCGTCCTGAAGCTCGGGGGGCAGGTCGTCGGGGTTGAACTTCCCGCCGTCGAAGGTCTCGGTCTGCGTCGGCTCGGGAGCTACCTCTGCCTCGGCCTGGACTTCGGCCTCCGGGGCTGCGTCAGTTGCACCCTCGGGAGTTGGTGCGGGCGGGGCCTGCTCGGTCTGTCCGCCGAACTCTGAACGTCCGGCCGAGCCGAGTGCCTCTAGCACCTGTGCGTCAGACCACTGCTCGGAACCGTCGAAGCCTGTGCCTCCAAGCTCCTGTGCAGCCTCTGACTCGGACATCTCTACGGATGTCGTGGCGATGGTGGTGTCCTTTCGTCGCGGTGAGTGCTCTAGGCCTGCTCACCTGGTGGGAGGGCGCGGGGCTCTTCGTCGATGATCTCCGCGTCCTCGATCTCTTCCTCTCGGACAGCGTGTCCCTGCTGGACTCCTGCCACCAGGGCAGTGAGCGCGCCCCGGATCTCGTCCGGGGAAGGAAGAGCATGTACGTGCTCGACCCGCTTGTCGGCTATGCCGCGAGCGCGGTCGATCTTGTCGGTCACGATCCCGTACACCGTGGCGAGCTGGGGCAGAGTGCCCTGGTCTTTCACGTTGTCGGATTCGAGACGTTCCCTGATCCTCTTCAACGAGAGGTCACGGACTTTCTCGGCCTCACCGATCATGTCGGTTGCCGCCTCCTGGATCGAGTCCAGAGGCGGTGGCCCCTCCGCGGCCCACTCATTCCGCCAGCGGCGGATCGTGGGCTCGGGGATCCCTGTGTCGCGGGCGGTGCGCTTGAGGTTTCCTTCGTTCGTCTGAAGGACGACGTACGCGCGCGCCTTATCGTCCGCGCTGTACGTCGCTCTAGCCACTCGCCTGCGGCCTCGCTTGTGCCTGGGCCTGAGCCGCGGCCTGCTGGGCGTGCTTCTTGCGCGCCAGCTCCAACCGCTGCGCCGCCGTCGCCCGAGCCTCACTCAGCTTCTGCTGGTGAACCTCTTCGGCGTGGCGAACGCTCTGATGGTGCTTGACGTTGCCCATGGCGTGGTCGGCGTGAGCCTTGAGCAGGCGCTGCTGCGCGAGAGCCGTCTGGTTCTCGGCCTGCGCCTGCATCTCAGCGTTCTTGCCGGACTCGGCCATCAGGGTCTGGAGCAGGGTCGCCTGTTCAAGCGGGTGGTTCCCTGATCCCTCGCCCGTGCCCTTGTCGCCGCCACCGAGGTAGTCGCGGACGTCGGTGTCAAGCGGCAGCTCCTTCATCGTCTCCGGATTCGCGCCGAAGATGCCAGCGTTCCTCAGGATCTGCGAGCCGACAGTCGGGCCAACCGTGCCGCGGAGCGACAGGGTCGTCTTGACCGGCTGCTGGACGTTCGGCATGTTGATGACGGTCTGCCACAACTGGTCGTAGTGCTCGACGAAGCGAGACTGAACCTCGGGGTCGTAGTTCTCGAACTCCGTGGTCAGCATGTGGTTCCGGATGATCTCCATGGACTTGTGCCAGTCCTCGAACTGCACAGGAGCCAGAGAGGCCGACTTCAGGTAGGCCTGGATCTCCTCCTCGGACTGGAACGGCTGACCCGTCTGCGGGTTCACGCCGCCCTGCACCGCCTGCGCGTACGCCTGCTGCATCTGGGGGATGTTCAGCGGCTCGCCCTTGATGAGCTTGTCGATCTTGCGGTAGGCGAAGTCCTCGTCCGCGGCCAGCTTCTGCTGGACGGACTTGAGCCCGCCGATGGGCAGATACGGGAGCGCATCCTGCGGACTGATCGCCTGCATCTCGATCAGCTCCTTGATCGCCTGGATCTGACCCTGCCGAGTCCGAGGCAGGCCGGTGCCCGCCTCAGGCTCGAACGAGAAGCCGCCAGCCAGGTCGGCGTTCATGAACTTGCTGACCTGGACGGAGCCGTTCGGACCGCGCACCCGGAGAAGCCGGGGCTCGATGTAGTACTTCTGCGCGAGAGTCGCCATGATCTTCCCGGCGCGAGCGAGCGCGACTTCCATGCGCTTGATCTCCGGGCTGATCTGGTCGGCCACCGCCTCCTGCACCAGCTCGACGAGTCCGCCTGAGTCGGTGCGGGCCGGTAGAGAACTGCGCTCAGTCGGCAGGAGGTTGAAGAGCCGGTCGATCCGACCCTGGATGTCCTGCACGTACTCGAAGGCGTAGGCCGGGATCGCAGGCATCGGGCGCCACTGCGGCACCTGGTTCTGGATCGGGGCGTACTCGACGATCAGACCTGGCTCGTCCGTGAGCTGCTGCGAGAGCGAGCCGATGGGAGCGAGCATCTGCGGGCGCATCGTGAGGTTCATGTGCTCCGCGATCTTGCTGATCTTGTTGTTCAGTTCCTTCTGGAGCGGGCGCGCCATCGTGACGCGCGACAGGTCGTAGACGTTGTTGAGCGACTGGAGGCCCGGGAACTTGACGATGGGCAGCTCGTTGATCGGGAAGTCCCAATCCTTCTGCTCCAGGATCTGGTTCGGATCCTCCAGGAAGTAGACGACCCTGCCCTTCGGGAGTGCGGGGTTCGGGCGGGCGAAGGCCACGTAGACCTCGCGCGCCTCAAGCGAGCGCGTGTCCCGAGCACGGGTGTACTGGAGGTGGGGCCGCATCGGGCTCATCGTCGTATCCGGCATGACCTCGACACCCCAGCGCGCCTTGATCTCGTCCACGTTCATGGGGAACCGGACGATGGCGTAGAGCGCGTCCTCGAAGGAGAGCGCGCCCGGGTCGAGCCACACCTGCTCACCGTTGAGCACGGTGACGTTGATGTCTCCGACGTACAGCGTCTTCTGGAACTGGCCGAGGATCGCCTGCGGATCGACGCCCTGCTGCTGGGCCATCTGGATGATGTTCTCGCGGTAGATGTCACCCAGCTCGTCGTCGGTCACCGGCTGACCCGTCTGCGGGTTCAGCATCACGCGGAACTCCTTGCCCGCGTACGGATCCCAGGTGATGAGCCAGTAGCCCTGCGAGACCTGCGCGTGGGTGAGCGCGGCCTGGAGCTTGTTGTTCAGGTGGAACTCGTCCCACCAGAACTCGTACAGGCGCTCGGCCATCTGTGCGGCCTTGACGTCGCGGTCACCCGAAGACTCCGGGACGGCATGGATCGTGGGGCGCGTCTTCGTCATCTGGGCGACGAGCTGCGTGACACCCGGCGTGATCTGGTTCGCCGTGAGGCGCACCTTGTACCGGGGGCGCTCGCCGTCCTCGACGCCGAACTGCTCGACGCGACCGGCCGCTCCGTTCCAGTAGATCCACTGGTAGTTGTTGTAGAACGCGCGGTTCTGAGCCCACTCGCGGTTGTAGTCCATCCGCAGGTTGTCCAGCTCGTGCCGCCGCGCCACCAGCTTGTTCGGATCCTTCAGGATGTCGCGGAGCGAAGTGCCGCGCGTACTGACGCTGTTGGGGTCAGTTCCCGGAGGGCTCGAAGCCACGCGGCCTCCTTCCTACTCGTCGCTTGAGAAGAACCCGTGAGGGTCGTCGGGGAACCCGAGCGGCGCGTCTTCAGTGATGTCCACGCCGGTGATCTCGACCCCGATGTTCTTCATGGCTCTGCGGTACTCGATCTCGTCGATGTGCCCGCCGTCCTTCAGAGCCTGGATCTCCTCCTGCTCCTCGGTCGTGTAGTGCGGGCTCGTGCGCGCTGCGGGAAGGAAGTCCCAGCCCTCGTCAGGCGCGCGGCTGCCATCAGGTTCGTGGTAGCGGTACTGGGCTGCCAGCTTCGGCCCCACGAGTTGAGACCGGAGGTACTCGATCTCGTCGGCCATGAGCTTGACCATGCGGGCGTGTTCCGCCTTCAGGTCTGCGATGCGCTGTTCGTACAGCTTGCGGACGCCGAACATTGCCTCCTAGCTTTCCGAGCCCAGCTCGTCGTCGAAGCGGCTGCCTCGCTTGGAGAAGTGCTTGATCTGGAGCCGAGCTTCCTCGTCGATGGACGGGGTCTTGTCGCGGTCGTTGTCGATCCCGGCTGCGAAGGGGTTGCGTGGGAGCAGAACGCCCGCCGCGCCGAGAGCGATCTCGACCGCGTCCAGGAGGTCGTCCTCCTGGTTCTTCTTCTGCGGATCGAAGTTGATCCACTGGTCGATGAACTCGGCGTGGGTGCGCCGGATGCGGATGCGCCCGAGCTTGAAGAGCGGGGACATCGCCAGGATGCGCTCGATCTTGTCGCCCTTGGAGAGCACCGGCACGATGGGCGGTAGCCCCTCCATCCGGTAGCTCATCTGGAAGAGCGCGCGCTGGTAGGCGTTCGACTCGATCCCGATGTACTCCGGACGCCACTGCTGGAACAGCTCCCGGATCTTGTCGATCTGGTCGGGGAACTCCAGCCGCCCGAGGAAGTAGTCGAGCAGGAAGGCCTGCTCGTTGTCCTCGGTCAGGCCGATGACGGCCGCGGCGAAGTGGTCGGCCCGGTCGCTCAGTGAGATCGCCGGGTCGATCCCGATGAAGATGCGGAGCTTGTACTGCCCCGTCTCCTCGTCGAGGTACGGCTTCAGGCTGATCTCGTCCTTGTCGGCCTGGCCCTTCGAGAAGTACTTGAGCCACTCGCCCTGGAGCGCGATGCCGGTGAAGGCCTCGAAGCTCGCCAGGAACTCCTGGCGGAACATGATCGGGTGGTACCGCTTGCGGTACCGATCCCATGAGCGCTTGGAGAAGAACGGGTTGTCCAGCGTCGTGTACTCGACACGGAACTGCTCCGGGTCGTCCAGGACGTCGCCCTGGAACCACTCGCGCCAGAACCAGTTCTTACCGTGCGGCGTCGTCGTGGTGATGACGATGCCCTCGGTGTCGCCGAGCGCCGGGGAGCTGATGATCCAGGCTTCCTCCGACGGGATGATCGCGGCCTCGTCGA